TTATTCCCAGATACACCACCAAATATGCTACCTGAAACCAGTGCATTAAAAATGTACGAACCCGTGTCAACATAAGTTTCAGTTTCGTCAATATCTGAAGCTAATTTAGTGTATTCACCACCAACTTCTTTTACAATTTCTTTTAGAAAGTCCATCAGGCTACCATCCCGTATTGTTCACGTAAGATTTTTTTGTAAGGAAGATCTTGTTCCCTTAATTCTTTAACCAGTTTCAGTTTCTGAAACAATGCAGTGTCTCCACCAAGAGCCATAGCATTTACAATAGTATTCAGTTCTTCATCATTAATAGGCAGATCCATTAGGCAAAAAAGAGTTCAAGGTTTACAGTTTTCTCTGCACTCCAACCGATAGAGTCCAGAATGATCTTCAAAGGTTCAAGAAATGACTTCTCAAACTGTAAGTCATAGTCCACATATTTGTCAATACCAATCTCCCTAGGAAACTCTTGAATAAAAGAGATAACGTTTTCCTGAATCGGATTTGGTTTTTTCAAATAACAGAACTTAATCTTTTCTCCGTTCTTAATCGAAGAATATTTTTGCGTGAGGTTGTTCTTCTTTATGTAGTGATTAAACAGAAGGGCACCACGAGCATGAATGGGAGTTCCTTTTTCATAGATCGCATTGACACTTCTATACTTCTCAACATTACTGACAGTACGTGGGAATGAGATCTCTTCTGCAGGCATCGATTTGAATTCTTTCCGACACTTATCAATAAAGTTAATCACATCCTCCTCAGTTCCATTCATCATCAACTTAAGAACATCCTTAATCATCTTACGACAAGGAGCTGGGGTTGACGATTTCACAGCTTCAATACCCATGATCTTCAGTTTAGGTTCTGCATATCGAACACCTTCACTGTCCCACACATTCAAAATGTATCGTTTCTTGGCAGTCCAGATACCACGATCAGCAATGTTCTCTCGTTTCATGAACATCTTCTGTTCATATGCATTGACATATGAAGCGAGATCTTTGAAACTCTTTTCAATGTAGGGTTCAATTTGATCTTCACAAGCTTTATTGAGAAAGTCAACAATCTTTCCTTTCTCAGGTGTGGACTTAGAGAAGACCAGATCAACAAGTGGGCCAAGATGCAAGTAGATACTATCAGTATCAGATGCAATCACGTAATCGATACCTTCAGTTTTGAGAATCTTATTCAGATATTCATTCATCCGATTCTCAATCCAACGAATCGAAACTTGACCAGAGAGTGTAATCGCTTCTGCGTTTGCAAGTTTGTAATAACGGAAATACTGATTACCGATGGCACCATAGGCGGAGTTGAGAGAAATCTTCTTCGCCATTTGAATGTTGTTACACCGAGCAATCTCCTTCTTCAATGCAGCAGAAGGGGTTTTTTCATTCTGTTTTTTGGCTTCAATCATCCTCTTCTTGAAGATGACACGTTCATCATAATATTGTTGCATCAACTCAGGCAGAAAACCCTGAAAATCCTTACGGTACATTGCACCGTTTGGGCAAACAGCGTAGTCCTTGTGTAGTTCAAAGTTTACACTTTCAGTCAGTATCCTTTCAACATTTGCAGTGGGATGTCTCTCTTCCAGAAGGGTTTCTGGTGAGATGTTGTATTGCATGATGAGATGAGGATAAAGGCTGTTAAGGTCAAAACTGACCACCCAATCATAACGCCCAGGAATCGGTTCCTTAACATAGGCACCTGCGTATTTGGAATCTTTGTCGGATTTCTCCTTTGGAGGAATCACAATGTTCTTCCTCTTTAAGTAGTTATAAATGATGCAATCCCAAAGACGCACTTGATAAAACACATCTTGATAATTCACTTTGGCATCATAAGCCATGGTGAGTGCAAGTTCAATCAACTTGAGTTTATCTTCAAGTCGATCTACAAGTTCTACGTCAACGATGTTGTACTCAACAAACTTCTGCCAACCTTTCATATAGAAATCACGGAAAGTATCAAACTCACTGTGATCCAGTTTCTTCTGACCGAGTTCCTGTTGTGCAATGTAGTCCAGTCGGAAACTTTCCTGGTTTGGAGTACCAGGAGACCACTTGTACAGACGCATGTAATCCAGGATCGAAATACCACCGATATCAACAACGTGGTTTTTACGACCCTGCACAAACATCTCTTCTCTGGTTACCAGATTCCAGGGTGACAGACGACGCATCACCTTTTCACCCAGAACACGATCCAGACGACTGACGAGATAGGGCAAGTCAAAGAACTCACAGTTCCAACCTGTCACCACATCAGGCATGTTATCAGACCACCAGGCAATAAAGTCCGACAACATCGCATGTTCATCTCCGAACTGACGATACTGAACGTTCTTCTGATTGTTGACAAAGGGACCAACACCCCAAGTGATGATCTGTTTACTGTTGAAATCCTGAACAGTGATCAATAGAATCTCTTCACTGACACTTTCGACATCGGGGAATCCATACTCAGTTTTGGTTTCAATGTCAATCGTGTACAGTTTGATCTTTCCAATATCAAACTCCAGATGTTCACCAGGATAGTGTTCTGATATGTATTGAGACACATATCGTTCGTTACCATAGATACGGAAGTTTTCTACTTCTTTATACTTTTCGTAAAACTCTCTGCAATCTTTTACATACCCAGGTTGAATCGCTTCAACATATTCACCCTCAAGGGTACGGTATTTGGTTTTTTTCTTTGAAGGCACAAAGAGAGTTGGTTTCCAATCTTCTCTCTTAATGACTTGTTTTCCGTTTTCGTATCCTCGGACCAGGAATTGATTGCCAATAAGTTGTACGTTCGTATAAAAATTCACTGAGTAAGCCCTAAGTACATCGTCAAGTATTTCTCGTTGGGATCAACGAGAGTCAATATTTTGTCAGAGTGAATCATCATCTCACTCTGATCAGTATACTCCAAATTCCACTTGAAAAGTGATCCGTTATCAATTTTGTAAGGATTTGCAAGTTTGCAGTTTGGTTCACCCAACTCTGCATAAACTTCTGAGATCTCAGAAATCACATACTCATTCGTTGATAACACCAGGATCTTGATGACTTTCTCCTCCTCCATTTACTTTCTCCTCATAAAGTTTTTTGACGTTTTCGATGGGTTCAACAATGGTCACAACCCAGTCAGCAGAACATGGAATACTTCTTTCCGCAGAGAGAGGAACCCATGGATAAAAAGTAACTCCAACTTTGGAGTTAAAGTTTTTAGTGACTCCACTTTGAGTGGTATCACCTTCCGATTCACTCAATACAACTGGTTCTTCAGTTGAATAGATTTTAAGAATCAGAGGATCGTGGAAATAATATCCAACAACTTCTTCAGTTGTTCCACGAATTTCCTTTACGTCGGCGATGACATCCTCACCCGACTTCAACATTACAAGTTTAACTGACATTTGATGTTCTTTCTCCTCTAGACATTATAAAGGGGAGCTTGGTCTTAGTCAAGCTCCCCTTTTACCGACGATATTTGGGTTACCCCACATCTATTTAGTCACCATCTCCACCATCACCGCCGCCTCCATCACCACCATCACCACCATCGGCATCTCCACCCGCGCTCGATGGAGATCTCTTTGCTAACGCTTTCTTCTTTGGTGCCATCTTATATGGAATGACGGCTTCTACAAATTGGCGAAATGTTTTCATCTTTTTTATTTTTATTTAGAGATAATCTCTACGAGCGTGATGTTCTGGAACAATCTTACCAAGAGTAATCGTCAGCAATCCATGTTCAAATGTAACATCACGTACTTCCGTGTCATCCGATACAGTCCACGCTCTCTTGAAAGATCGTTGAGCCAATCCCTTATGGACGTAATGGGTATCGGACTCCTTGTCCTCCCTTTGCCCCTCGACAAAAAGTTTTCCATACTCTGAGTATACACGTACTTCTTCCTTTTTGAATCCAGCAAGTGCAAGTTCTAAACGTGATTCTACGTTACTAACTTGAATCAGATTATAGGGTGGGTAATTGGTGGTTGTCTCATGAACATTAAAGAGACGATCAAAGTATTCATCAAGACCAATACTGTTTCGCGTGATCCGATCCATCAATGCAGGCAGATCCGCAGCAGT